CTCCACCACCTGCGTAATAGGTTGATGAACCAGATATTGATAAAGCAACACCTACGCCACCATTGCCACCAACTGATGATGTTCCTGCTGAACCTACTGCTCCTGCACCACCACCACCACCAGCACCATATAAAACAGTTGCCAAAGGATTGCCTTGACCACCTGCATAACCTTGTCCAGATGTTCCTGCACCTCCAGCGTAGCCAGTAGTAGCATCACAACCACCACCGCCACCAGAACCGCCAGCAACTCCAGGTCCACTTGCAGATGGAGTACCGCCACCCCCACCGCCAACAGCCGTTGTAATCACCATAGTAAAGGCTGAATTAGTGCCATTTGCCCCTGTTGGAGTTCCAGAAGTACCGCCAGTACCACCTGCCCCTACAGTGACAAGATAGTTGGAATTTGTATCAATGGTTAGGCTAGAGCCTGATAACAAGCCCCCTGCGCCACCACCACCGCCTCTACCATATGCTCCACCAGCACCACCAGCAACAATCAAATAAGATGCAGATAAAGAACTTAAAGGAGTTAATATCCCTGAAGTCTTAAATGTGTGAATAGTGTTGCCACCAACTGAGGTTACTACTCCTCCTCCAAATTGTTGTGCTCCTGCGTAAGAAATGATGACTACGCCAGATCCACCTTGACCACCTGCTTGGCCGCTTATAATTGGTGAACCACCGCCACCACCACCAAGGTTTGCTGTGCCAGCGGTAGTTGTGCCGCTTGCACCTCTTGCGCCACCACCGTTTCCTCCGCCACCAGTACCACCCGTACCTGCGGAACCAGATTGATCAGCCGCTCCTCCACCGCCACCTGCGTATGTAACGCTAGAACCAGAAATAGAGCTAGCTGATCCAGCACCACCAGAACCTCCAGAAGCCCCGTTTGTACCTGCGGCAGATGCGCCACCGCCACCACCGCCATTGTTTGAGCTACCATTATTTCCTGTACCGCCATTGCTACCTTGTGATGGACTTGTCGATGGAGTATTTCCTAACCCAATATTGGTTGAACCATCATAAGAAGCACCACCACCAGAACCACCATTTTGTCCATAGGCATAAGACGAAGTTCCAGTTGCCCCATTACCACCACCCCCACCTCCAGTTGAAGTAATAGATGAAAAAATTGAATTCCCACCGTTACCAGCTTGACCAGATGTATAAATAGCACCCGCCCCACCTGCCCCAACAGTAACGGTGTATGACAATGATGGGTTAAGAGATGCTGTGCCTGTTCTATATCCACCACCACCTCCGCCACCTCCTACAAATGAACCACCACCTCCGCCTCCAGCCACTACTAAATAAGAAGCAGTTACAGTTGCGCCACTTGTCCACCCAAATGCGGCTAGTGCGGCGGCTCCAATCTTAGATAAACGTGGCATTAATAATCCTTATGCAAACTTAGTTACAGAAGCAAGCACAGTATAGGTTGCAGAAGCGGTTTTAATAATGACAAAAGTATAACTGTCAATTGCACTGGCATCCCCACTCGTAGGAGCGGTTCCACCCTGCCACTTAGGCGTTACAGATGTTCCGTCAATAGTAAATGCACTAGGATAATATGCAGTTGTTGTATTGGTAACAATCATCGTACAAGAGATTGAATCATTCGTAGACATTGCCGTGTTAAGCGATGTACCAGATGAAAACGCAAAGTTTAGCGTCCAGTTATTGGCATTGTTGGCCGTGTAATACTGAACCGCGCCATTGTTAATATAGAAGTTTGTTGTTGCGGTTGGGGCAGTTCCCACTACGTTAGCAGGCTCCGCAATATTCAAAGTCTTTACTGCTTCAGTAGCAGATGTACCGTTAAATGTTTGTGTAGCGGTCCAAGTCTGTGTTGTATTGAACAACGCAATATTAGCCCCTGCTAAAGTAGTAGAACCTGTACCACCGTTAACAATAGGTAAAGTTCCTGTTACACCTGTACTTAATGGAAGTCCTGTTGCGTTGGTTAAAACTCCAGATGCTGGCGTACCCAAAGCTGGGGTAACCAGGGTAGGACTTGTTGCCAAAACAACGCTACCAGATCCAGTAGAGCTAGTTAAAGTTGGAGCCTGGGCCGCAGATCCTGTACCAGTAGAAGTGTAAAACTGTGGAGTTGTACCTGTATTTCCAGCTAAAAATGTTGTTGTATTGCTACCAGATTGGTATGGAACAGATCCATTTGCACCACCAGTTAGGTTTGCAATGTTGGAACTAGATGTAATCTTTACAAAATCACTTGCTACGCTACTCCAAAATACCAAAGCTTTTTCGCCGTTAGCTACAGTTACGCCAGTGGTCGGGCCTGTTGTGCCGCGAATCGTAATGCTATATCCACCAGTTGTACTATTGTTAACAACGTACATCTTTGATGAATTGGGAGCATTTATATTTCTGTTTGCCGTCCGTGATCCAGTGCACAAAAGTTGCATATACTGTGCAGTCGTTGAATTCGGAGAGGAAACAATATTAGATCCTGAACTACTACCGTTGGTAATGGTAAGTGTAATATCTGAATCTTGGGTAATGTTATTTGTACCCGCAACAGTAATATCTAAATACTGCGTAATACCAAGTGATACATCGTCTCCCCATGCTCCAGATTCAGTGCCTGTAACTGGAAGAGCTAGTCCTAATAGTGTTGTGTAATTGATCGTCATCTCATTTCCTATTGAGTAGGTACTATCGTCCAGTTTGGAGATTCATCATTACCTACATTTTGCCACGAAGGAGTCTGGTTGTCATTAACTAAACTCCAATAACTAAGATTCAATGTGCTAACCGATCCAGTAGCCAAAACTCCAGAAATCTGAGCGCCCCTTGAGCCCAAACTTACCGATCCAGGAGCACCACTTGCCGCAACCCCACTCAATGCAATATTGATGCTTGGAGATGCAGATCCTACAAATCCGCTTGCTATGACCGCCCCTAAAGCAACACCAACCGCACCTACAGATCCAGAAGCTCCAACACCATTTAAAGATATGGAAATACCGTTAGATAGCGTTCCCGCATTCCCAACAGCAGGGACACCAGTAATTGAGGAAGCTCCAAATCCCCATGTACCAGAACCCCAGGTATTACCACCCCATCCAGCCATAATCTACCTTTAGGTTGTAGACAATCTTAAAAGAGCTGAGCTTGTTGAATTGCTAGGCATTGTCAACGTAAATGTTCCAGCGGTAATAGTTTGAGCACCAAACGTATGTACGCTAACCGAAGCATTTGATTGGCTTGAGTTGTAAATCAATACAGTATCAAAAGCCGTTGTCAATGTAACACCTGAATAAACCAAGTTTGCAGATGGTGTCCAATACGCTACTCCAGCCGTTGAGGACGAATTGGTTGCAGTCGGAGCCGTTGCATTTGTAACCGTGATACCGCCCGCCGTATAGCCTGTACCGCTTACCTCGTTGGTTGCGGAATAAGCCGTTGTTGCGGCATTGACTGTAGCAGTTGTTACATACAAAGCGGCTTTAAATGTATCAGCCGTATTAGCAGAACGGGCTACGTTTGTTGAATTAAAGTTGTGCCCAGCAGACAATAACTGACCCAAAAATGATGTGCACATTGATTGCGTATTGCTCAAGATATTCTCCTTATGCCATTGATGCGGCTATTAAATCCATAAAAGGGCTGGTTTTAAGCGTTACATGAGCAGAACGGTGAACCAATTCATCTTCGTAATAATACTCAACCCAGGTAGTTGTTTCAATATCATTGTCGATAGAACCCTCTTTCTTCACAAGAAGAGAATCATCCATATCGCCTTTTGTTGTTGTAATAAGCATTATGCAATCCTTAGAATGGCTGTTGTAGACCCAGCAACTGGGAATTGAATAGTAAATGAATTAGAACAAGTTTTATCACTACCAAAATCTAATACGCAAACTGTTGCATTACTTTGACTTGCATTGTAAATTAATGCGCCTCTAACAGTAAAGGCGGCAGGACTCCAAACGGCATTATTAAATGACCAATATCCTACCGTTGCACCCGTTGATCCAGATGTTGGTGTTGTACTTATTGTCAAAGCCTGGCCACCAGCGGTATATCCAGTTCCAACCACTTCACCCGTCAAACCAGATACATATTGCGTTGTTGATGGACCAAGCGTTGCCGACCCATTGAATAAAGCAATATAAAAAGTATTTGGATTGGTAGGTCCAAAGTTATGCAAGCCTTGTGCAAGCTGAACTTTAAAGCTAGTTGTTGCACCTTGTTGAAACGCCATTATTTAACCGCCTGTCTATATTGACCAGCCCTGTAAGCGTCTTGACGTTCCATGCCATCACCCAGACGTTTAGCAATTGCTAATGCTTCGTTGTACTTTTTATCGTAAAGAGTTATTAAATCAGTCTCGCCTTTTATAAAGGTATACGCCTCTACAAGCGCCCCATAAAGCAAAACTGAATCAAAATTTTGACCCAACCAGCTTGTTCCTGTTGGATTATTAATAGATGTAACTTGCAATTGGAACCCTGTACCGCCTGTAATAGACGCTGTTAACAAGTCATTTTGAGCAAAATAAGAGCCGTTTGAGCTCATTGTTACTGACGTTACAGCACCTCCAGATACAACAATATCGGCTTTTGCACCGCTTCCAGTACCACCTGTAAGTGCTGTGTTGTAATATGTTCCGTTCGTATATCCTGATCCAGCCGTATAAATGCTTGTTGTATTAATAGCAGACTGAACAATAGAAACAGGATAATAATAATAGTGCATTTCTGCGTTATATCCAATATCAGGCGTAGGCCCAACAATAAACGATAGATTATTTGTAATCGCTAAACTGACTACGGACGGCCCAAATAGTGCGTAATATCCTGGTGTAGCGTAATAATTGGGAAGCGGAAACGCCTCACGCATATAGTTAACATCTTTATTAAGCAAATAGTTATATTGCCCCTGGAAGTTAATTGTTCCGCTAACACTGCTAGCATTAACCACAGACAAATAAACAGTAGTTCCAGATACAGATGTGACATAAGCGCTAGCACCTATCCCAGTTCCAGTTACATATTGGCCAATCTGGATGTTTCCTGTAACAGTTCCCGATGTAGTAATTGTGTAAGTACCAGCCGTGCCCGTTGCAGTCGCAGATGCGGTTGTATAAATGGCTAAAGAATACGGCGCAAGAAAGTCTGAAGGACAAGCTAAATAAGGGTTATAAGCTGTCAAAACGCCAGTAACATT